TGCAGAGTGAGCAGATGCAGTAGGATATTCTTTGATGATAAGTTTACCATTTGTTTTCTTTGCGATACTTTCAATTTTACTGTCAAACATCTTTTTAGGTAAGTCATGCAAATCTTCCATAGAGATATTCATAAGGTTTGCATCAATACGTTCTGCGATACGTTCTTCTGCCATCTCTAAAGTAATGTACAATACATTCTTACCTTGTGATAAACAGTTTGCAGCCATATGGCACATAAACAATGATTTACCAACACCAGTACCAGCAAGTGCAATATTCAAAGTCTTTGTCGGAAGACCACCTTTAGTAATTTTGTTAAAGAAGTCTAGGTCAAAAGGAATCCGCTCTTCTACTTTATGATAGAAATCAAATCGTTTTTCACTATCGTCAAAGTAATCGTGACCGACTGCATTGTCGAAACAAACAGCAAGTGCATCTGTCAGAATATTTGGTATTGCATCTGCACCACGATTTTTATCTTTACCATCAATGATAGAGATACCATCTACAATCGCATTATAGATAGCTTTGTCTTTACAGAACTTTTCCGTAGTATCAACTAACCATTCCATATCTACTTCGGTAGAGTCAAGTGTCTTGATAATCTCCACAATATTTTTATGTTGGTCTTCAGTTAAGTCTTTTCTAGAATCCACTTCAATCTCTAGAGATATTTGTGAAGGCATTCTTTTGTATTTTTCAACAAAGTTTACAATCTCATTGAATACAACTCGTTCTTCTTTGATATCAAAGTAATCTGGCTTGATAAAAGGTAATACTTTTCTACAATATTCTTCATTGAATACTAGGTTGCTCAGCGTTGTTCGTTCTATCGTTTGTGTCATATCCTACCTCTGATTGTGCAATGATGATATGATAAAGTATATCACCAATTAATTTAAAAAATTCATCTCCAAACTTTTCTTTTGGAATCCCATTATTCTCTAGTATATCATACTTGAACTTTAAATTCAAGTGTTCATTCTCTTTTAATTTAGATTCATCTGGAATAGTAACTTCGCCATACTTATAGACAACTCCATGATAATCAGTTTCAGATGTAAGACCAATACAAGTCTGGTCTGGATAAGCATCACTATTTAGAAACACAAACTTTTTTGTAATGGGGTCTTGCATTATTTGTTCTGCTGTTGGTAACTTGGATTCATCAACCTCACTTTTGATTGGTTCTCCTAAGTGATTTACTAATTTAGACATAGTGTAAGTAACTCCCTAATATATATTTTGATTTGTCTATTGGTTTTTCTCCAGCATGAAGCCAAGGCCATAGTGGCGGAAACATAAGTAGAGAACCTTTTTTACATTCTGATTTAATACCATAGTCTGGAAAGGTAGTTGAACCACCTTTATTATTATCTAGATATAAAAAGAAAACTAGAAATCGTCTTGCACTATTATAATCTGCTACGTCAACATGATTACCAAATTGGTCTTTACCATCTGCAAGATATCGTTTCAAACGAATACCCTCAAATCCATATTTCTGTGGCCAGATGTTACTCTTATATCCGATATTACATTCTTCTCTGTATTTTTTGATTGACTCTTTGAATACATCAACTAGATATGCAACTTCTGTTTTCCATTCCTCATGTGCAAGAAGATGTATCTGTGTAAAAGACATTTCTCCTTGACTATGTTTCTCATATTGTTCTGGAAGACTTTCAAACTGATGTATCATGTTATCGCAGAACTCATCAGAAACTACGTTATCGTAACATCTAATGTAGTTTTCCATACTTGTATTCCTTTTCTGCAGCTTCATCTAATAGTGTCATTACATCTTCCGTAAAATACTTCTCTGGATTATTCATAATTGTTTTACCAAACTGTGTAGTACCATCAGGCAACTCAATTCGTGTAGATACTTGTTTGAAGATACTATACTTGATTGCAAGTTCCAATAGACCATAGTATTTATCCAAACCCTTTTCATAGTTCAGACGAACATCTACCATCTTGTTTTCAATTGTCAATCTTGACTTGTGATTTTTACAATGTATAATATTTCCGACAACATCAGTTCCGTCTTTCTCTTTTCTCTTTGACAGAAAGACAATAGACGAGGCTGCATATTTCAATCCAGAACCACCACCCATTTCTTTTGTCGGAAACATACTTCCCATAGAATCATAAGTGTGATTGGTCACAACCATAGGAACACCAGCTCGACCTAGTTTCAAAGTCAGTACACGAAACGCAGCTTTAAGAACTTGCGCTCTTGTCATATCTCTTGTTTCTTTTCCGTCAGAGGTATCTTCTACTTCTTTCGTAGTAGACAACATACCAAGAGAGTCAAGACACATCATCATAGGTCTACGATTTTCTTCTTTCTCTGCAAGTACCTTATCAAGAACTTTAATTGCTTGTGTACGAAACTCTTGTACTGTGGTTACTGGAATGATAACCATTCTTGATGGGTCAATACCTCTGTCGATAACCATTTGTTTCGTAATCGCACTTTCCGATTCAAAGTACAAACAACCAGCCTCTGGGTTTGCCTCTAGAAAACTCTTGACCATACCCATCACAAAGAATGTCTTACCAGTCGCAGACTCACCAGCGATTGCAGTAATCTTATTACTAGGTAATCCACCATAGATACTTCCACTTAGTAGTGCATTGAATATGTGACTACCAGTATCAATGAAAGAACCTACGTCTGCACCCTCTATTCCATCAGAGGCGAGAGCTGCATACTCATTGCCTGTGGTCTTAATAATGTCTTTAAAAAAATCATTCATAATTTTATATATCTCCTACTTTCCTACTTGCAGATTTCAATGCATCAAAACCGCCTGGATATCTATCAGACAGTTTACCCACATTGATATCAAATACTTCTTCCCATGAACTATCTAGTGCGATAATTGCTTGTGCCATATACCAACATATGTCACCGAGTTCACTCTTGAGATGTTTCTTTGTATCGTCATCAATCTCTTTACCTTGAAAGATTAACTTCTTTACAATGTCATTAAACTCTCCGACCTCACCAGACAATCCTACAGAAGCTGTAAGTAGTCTTTGAGGTTCAATACCATTTTCTTGCATTATATCTAATGAATCTTTAAAGTCTATCATCTCTTTAGATGCTGGACTTGTAACTGTATCGACAAAATTGATATAGTCATTGAGAACACTTGGTCTTTTTCGCATATGTATATTTTCCTTATTATCTATAGTATGTTTTTTCCGTAGTACTTCAAGTCTATTGCAGCTGCACTCAAAGGTGCTAGTCCACTTATCATAATATAATTCATATCTTCACACGATACTTGTAACCACATAAGGTTATCGACTACTTTCATTTTATTCATCATACCATAAACATTGCCAGTTGTCAAGGTCAGAACACTTATTATATGCAACCTTTCCGTAGTGAACTCCTACTTCTAAAGTCGTACAACTTGATAACATAAACACAGATAGTAATACAAAACATATCATTATACTAGGAAGTTTAAATGACCTTTTAGGTTCTATCGAACAAGCTTTCTCTACTTCATGAATCCACTCCGAGTTTTTTCGCTCCGAAAAACGCATTTTTTTAACGTCTTTTTCCAGTACTTTCATCACTTGCTTCCTTTCCACTTAGTACAACCAAGTTACCTTTGTTATATGCTTGACCGATTACTGCATTACCATTATACTCTTTGACCACACGCTTGGTCTGTACTCTCCACTCATAGTCCTTTATATCCCTAGAGGGTAACTGTTCTGAAACACGCTCAGTTTTAAGGGGGGTGGCCTTTCGCACATAGTTGGGGTCTACTCCCATCTTTGCGAGATACTTCTCATGTTGTCTGATAGACTCTTGTTGGGATGCAGATAGTTTCTTATTCTTTCTACGTTTCTTATGATTTGTTGTTGTCCAATATGCTGGAAGTAAGTGCATAGTCATAATATCAAACTCCGAAATAAAACTTGACAATACCAGTAGCCATAATAAATGCACCGATAGAGTTCAATATCATTAATGCACGATCATGCCACCAATATGCAACGAGTAACCAACCTAAGATTCCGACCAAGTATAATACCATAGTAAGAGGATAGTCTGGAAAAGGATTTACACCCATAGCAGTAGATAGTTGTGCAGCTATAAGAACTACAGAGGAGAACCACTTCACATACCAGTCTTTCGTATGGAGTGGAGTTATCTTTGTTATTTCAGTTATGTTCATATCACCAAATCTTTCTCTGGATACTTATTGCATTTATAGATT